GACTGCGTGGCCCACAAACAGTTATGGAACAATATATAGAATTTTTTAATGGATATAGAAATGCCTACGGTGTAGCTGACTTTAATCACCAGGACTCTAAAACAGATACTGAGACAGGTAAAAAGAAACCTGTTTACAGGTGGAATTTTGAAGAACTTACCAAAGATATTTATCAACAACACTTAGAAGGTAAACTATCTATAGGTATACAGCCTTGTACAGAAGACTCTGAAGTTAAATTTGGAGTTATAGATATAGACCCAAAAGATTATGTAAATTTTAATAAAAAAGATTACATAGATGTTATACAACAATACGAATTACCTTTATTACCAGTAGAATCTAAAAGTGGTGGACTACATTTATTTTTATTTTTAGATACTTTTACAGATTCTAAGACTGTAAAATCTTTTCTTACAAATCTGTTATCTTTATTTGGACTTAAACAAGACACAGAAATTTTTCCAAAACAAACACAGCTAACAAAAGATAGTGAGACAGGTCAATTAAGACCAGGACAATTTATAAACCTACCATACTTTGGGAAGGAACGTAAAGCTTTGAACGTTGATGGTACACCATTTACACTACAGGAATTTGTAAAAGTAATCAGTGCAAACCTGGTTACAAAAGAAAGATTGAAAGAAATTACAGAAGAGATTGAACACAAAAGTATGGAGGGTGTAGATGAAGAATTCGCTGATGGTCCACCATGTTTAGCAGCAATATCTAAATTATCTAAAAATGAAAACTTTGATGGCAAAGATAGATTTATGTATAACTATCATGTCATGGTTAAGATGAAGTATCCAGACAATTGGCAGCAGAAAGTTATGAATGCACCAGTAAAATATTTTGCTGGCGTACATGCAAATGCGTGGGATCAAAAATTTTTAAATCAAAAAGTAAAATCTTGGAATAGAGGTTCAAAAGGTTATACTTGCACACAAAGTCCACTAAGTGAAAACTGTAAGAAGGGTATATGTGTTAAGAAAAAGTTTGGAGTATTATCAGGATCAAAAGGTTCTTATCCTGTATTAACAAATCTTAAAAAGATAGATTTAGATCCAGAACCAGAATACGAATTTGATGTAACAAAACCAGATGGTATTGGCACAGCTACAGTGCATTGTAAAAATGTAGAACATCTAAACGATCAGCGTAAAAGACGTAACTCAATATCAAAAGCTGCAGGATTTTTACCACCATTAATTAAGAACGATGAAGAGCAAACTGTCATGGATGCACTATATCAAACACAGAAAGTTGTACAGCCACCGGTTGGCACATCACCAAAAGAAAAACTACATGATGTTATACATGCAAAGATAAACGGACCAAAAGCTACAAGCGATGCTGCATTTAAAACTGGCTCTGTATTAATAGAAGAGGACTATGCATTCTTTAAGTTTGATAAATTTTATGACAAACTAAAAGCAAAGAACTGGAAGTATAGTGAGGATAAAACAGGACGTATGATGCAAGTGCTGTATCAAGAATGTGAAATAGAATTTTTAGAACAAAAAAGATTTCCGTCAAAAGAAGCAGGTAAATATCATTCATCAACAAAAAATATCATACAGATAAATATAAAATCTTTTGAAGAGGTACCTATACATCACACTAAAACAAAACATAAGACGGACATACTATGATTAGTAGAAAATTATTCGGGCCTCCGGGCACAGGGAAAACAACTAAACTATTAAAATATGTTAAAACATTTTTAAAACTTGGAACACCTATTGATAAGATAGGATATTTTGCATTTACAACTAAAGCTGCAAACGAAGCTATTGATAGAATGTTAGATTATCATACAGCATTTGAAAGAAAAGATCTTAAACATTTTAGAACATTACATTCTCTTGCTTTTAATCAACTTGGTATGAAGAAAGCTCAGGTTATGCAGGACGAACATTACGAGGATATAGGTAGAAAATTAGGTATTGAAGTTACAGTTTATTCTAACGGTGAAGAGTCCACAGGATTTATAAACTCTGATAGTGAATATTTTAATTTAATAAATGCAGCCAGAATAAAAAATATTTCTATTGAAGATGAATATAACACCGACATGTATTCACAAGATTTAGATAAAAGATTATTACAAATTATTTCTGATGAGGTAGAAAACTACAAAAATTCTTTTCAATTAATAGATTTTACAGACATGATAGAAAAATTTAATGTGTCTAAATTGTGTCCAAATTTTGACATAGCATTTATTGATGAAGCTCAGGATTTATCACCAATACAGTGGAAAATGGTAGATATTATAACAAAAAATTCAAAATATGTTATCTTAGCAGGTGATGACGATCAAGCAATTTATGGTTGGGCAGGGGCAGATGTAAAAAAATTTCAACAAAAGTTTTCAAAGAAGGACATAATTTTGCCACAATCTTACAGGGTGCCACTAAAAGTACAAGACATAGCAGATAAAATATTGGATCTAATACCAGACGACAGAAGAATTAAAAAACAATGGCAAGCAAGAAAAGAAGTTGGCGATGTAAACTATATCCAGAGTCTTGAAGATGCACCACTAGAAGAAGGCAACTGGTTAGTGTTGGCTAGATACAATGACAAATTAAACAGACTAAAACCTTTTCTAAAAGAACGAGGTATTTATTTTGAATACAAGGATAGGAAAAGTTACAAGGTAACTTTGTTTAGAACTATTCTAAACTACATACGGTGGCAAAAAGGTGATTTACTATCTTTATCAGAAGTAAAAGATATATTTGAATATACGGGTATGGATTTTACATTAACAGAAGAGAAAATGTATGATCTTACAGAGTTTACTTACGATAAAACCATAAATTGGTTTGATGTTTTTGTAGTAGATTACGAAGAGTGTTTATACATACGTAAAATGTTAAGTTATGGAGAAAAATTAAAAGAGAATCCAAGAGTAAAATTATCTACAATACATTCTGCAAAAGGTGGTGAAGCAGATAATGTTTTATTAATATTAGACAATACAAAAACAATAAGAGACGCATTAGAAAAAAGCGTTGATAAACAAGACGAAGAACACAGAGTTTGGTACGTGGGTGTAACTCGTACAAAATTAAATCTATACATCATGGCAGCAAAAAAGGAGGACCAAGGTTATGACATCGAAAGTTTGGGATAAACAACACGGAGGATCACATTATCAAAAATATAAAATACAGCCAAGTAAGTTTGTAGTTGAGAATGAATTGCTATATCCCGAGGGTTGTGCTATAAAATATATTATTCGTCATCGAGACAAAAATGGGAAGGAAGATATATTGAAAGCCATACATTTTTTAGAAATGATTATTGAGAGGGACTACAGTGAAAATTCCTAAGTTTGAAGCACAAACAGAATGGGTAAAGCCTAGTGAGTTTCCTGACTTACGTCATGTAGACGAGATAGCCATTGACCTGGAGACAAAAGATCCGGACCTGTTAAAGAAAGGATCTGGTTCTGTTATAAACAATGGTGAAGTTATTGGTATTGCAGTTGCAACAAAACATTTCAAAGGATACTTTCCTATTGCACACGAAGGTGGTGGTAACATGGATAGGTCTAGAGTATTGGAGTGGTTAAAAGATATTTTAGAATCACCATCAACAAAAATTTTTCACAATGCAATGTACGATGTCTGTTGGTTGCGAGCAATGGGATTTAAAATAAATGGTGACATAGCCTGCACTATGATAGCTGCAGCGTTGACCGATGAGAATAGATTTAGATACGATCTCAATAGTTTATCATGGCACTATCTTGGCTATGGTAAGAACGAAGCTGCACTTGCAGAAGCTGCAGAAGAATGGGGCATAGATCCAAAATCAGAAATGTACAAACTACCTGCGATGCATGTTGGTGCATATGCAGAACGTGATGCTGAAGTAACGTTTGGTCTTTGGCAAGAAATGAAAAAAGAAATTATTAATCAAGACCTGGAAGATATATTTGATTTAGAATCTGATCTGTTTCATTGCCTGGTTGACATGAGATTCAAAGGTGTGCGTGTAGATATAGAACGAGCTCACGCAATGAAAAAAGAATTAATAAAACAAGAAAAAGAATTACTACATAAAATAAAAGGTGAGACTAATATTGATACACAGATCTGGGCAGCTAGATCTATTGCAAATGTATTTGATATATTAAGATTAGAATACCCTCGTACAGAAAAAACTGCATCACCATCTTTTACAAAAAACTTTTTACAAGAACACGAACACCCTGTTGTTAAGATGATAGCGCAGGCAAGAGAAATTAACAAAGCACACACAACATTTTTAGATTCTATTCTACGTTATGAACACGAGGGTAGAATACATGCAGAAATAAATCAATTACGTAATGCTGGGGGTGGCACGGTTACTGGTAGGTTCTCCTACCAGAATCCTAATCTACAGCAGATACCAGCTAGAAACAAAGATCTCGGACCTAAGATAAGGTCATTATTTATACCCGAGGAGGGCCATAGATGGGGTGTATTTGACTATTCTCA